TTAGGAAGTCCACGAGATTTAGTACCTATTGATGTTAATAGAATATTAAGTGGTGAAATAAAAACTTTAAAAGATTTTAAAAATAATCTTCCTTCCAGTTTTAGTTATGCATCACAAGAAGATTGGAACAAATTATATAATAAAAAAATATCTTTAGATGAATTTCGTAAAATTGAAAATGCTAAAACAAAAGAAGCTTTTGATAAAATTATAGATTTTTATGGTATTAAAATAAAGAAAAACCAAGGGGGAATGATCATGCGTGATCCATATAAGAGAGAAGAGAGGTTTATATAATGGCAACAGAAAGAAATCCATTTGAGCAGATGCCAGAAGATACTCCAAGTGTAGTACCTATGGAGCCTGTTCAAGAAACAGAAAGTACTGAAACGACTTTTGAATTATCAGATGATGGGGGAGTCATTGTTAATTTTGATCAAGAAACAGAAATAGAAGAAGAAGTATCTGCAGAAGAATGGTATAGTAATATTGCAGATAAATTAGATGATCAAGCTTTAACAAATATTGGACATGATGTATTAGATAATTTTCAAGCTGATAAAGATTCCAGAGGCGATTGGGAATCTATGTTTGAAAGAGGTTTTGATTTATTAGGATTAAAACTAGAAGATGCTAGTGAGCCTTTTGAAGGTGCATGTACAGCAGTTCATCCACTATTAATAGAATCTGCAGTAAAGTTCCAAGCAAAAGCTTCACAAGAATTATTTCCATCTGGTGGTCCTGTAAAGGCACAGATACTTGGTAAACAATCTGTTCAAAAACAAGCACAAGCTAATCGTGTTCAAAACTTTATGAACTATCAATTAACAGAACAGATGCCAGAATACTTTGATGAATTTGAAAGAATGCTTTTTCATTTACCATTAATAGGTTCTGCCTTTAAAAAAGTTTATTATGATGGAAACTTAGAAAGACCTGTAGCAGAATTTATTCCTATAGATCAATTTTATGTTTCCTATTATGCATCAGACTTACGTAAAGCTGATAGATATACTCATATAATATATAAAAATCCAATAGATATGCAAAGAGATTTAGATTCTGGTATTTATTCAGACGTTGAATTACCAGAAGCAAGTAATCCAACACCAACATCTTTTGCTTCTAAAATGGATACAATACTTGGTATATCTCCTACAGGTAATTCTGATCCTCAATATGTTTTATTAGAACAACATGTTCACTTAGATATACCTGATCCTGAAACAGAAGAAGGAGAATATGCTCCGTATATCGTAACAGTTGAACAACAATCAAGACAAATATTAAGTATTCGTAGAAATTATAAATCTAACGATCCAAGAAAAGAAAAGAGAATACACTTTGTACACTATAGATTCGTTCCTGGATTTGGGTTTTATGGTCTTGGTCTTATACACTTCTTAGGTAATTTAACTATGACAGCTACAGCAGCAATGCGTAATCTCGTAGATGCTGGGCAGTTCTCAAATTTACCAGGAGGTTTTAAGGCTAAAGGAGTAAGGATGGTTGGTGACAATGATCCGATTGCTCCAGGTGAGTTCAAGGAGGTTGAAGCAACTGGTATAGATCTCTCAAAGGCTATTATACCTCTCCCTTATAAAGAGCCTTCCTCAACGCTATACAACATGCTACAATTTGTAACTACTGCTGGGCAGAAGTTTGCAGACAGTACAGAACAAATAGTTTCTGATGCTGCCTCCTATGGACCTGTAGGAACTACTATGGCTTTAATAGAAGCTTCTAGTAAGTTCTTTTCAGGAATTCACAAAAGACTACACAAATCTCAACGTAATGAATTTAAAATTATTGCAGAAATAGATCATGATTATTTACCTGTAGAATATCCTTATGATGTTCCAAATGAAAGTCGAAGTATTTTCAAAAAAGATTTTGATGGTGCTGTAGATGTTATACCAGTAAGTGATCCAAATATTCCAAGTAATGCTCATAGAATGATGTTAGCAAACATGGCATTACAGATGGCACAACAATCTCCACCAGGAATGTTTAATCTTGAAGCATTAAATAGAACAATATTAAACGCTGCTAATATGCCTAATATGGAAGAGATACTACCACCAGAACCACAACCACAACCAATGGACCCTGTATCAGATATTACAGCAGCAACAAAAGGTATACCGATTGGAGCATTTCCAGGACAAAACCATGATGCTCATATACAAGTAAAGATGGCATATCTTCAAGATCCTATGAATGGTGCTAATCCAGTAATGCAAAGATTACGTCCAGTTCTTGAAGCAAATGTACAAGAACATTCTGTAATGAAATATCAAGAACAAATGAATGGAGTAACTGGGGTAATGGCTGAACAACTACCACCAGAACAACGTACTCCATCAGGTATAGAAGCTGTTATGGCTGCTGCAGCTAAAGATGTTCTTAATGCAAATATGGCAATGGGTCAAGCTCAATCACCTGAACAACAAATGGTTGCATTAGAACAAGCAAGAGTTGAATTAGAAAAAGAAAAATTAAAACTTGATGCTGTAAAAGAAAATGCTGAGTTATCTTTAGATATGCAAGAACTTGAATTTAAACGTCAACAACAAATTATTGATGCTCAACAAGCTGGAGTAACCTTAGCAACTAGATCGAAAAAAGCTGATGCCGATAGATCAAGTAGAGAAGCTTTAAAACAATTAGATGTTATGGCTAAGATGGCTATTGAAGAAGAAAAGATTCAATTAGAACAACAAAAGCTTTTAAATCAAACTGCAGGAAAACAAGCAGATATTGAATTAAAAGGACAGCAAGCAAATTTAAAAGCTTTAGAAAATTCAAAAAAATTAGATCAACAAGAAGAAAAAGATAATGCACAATTATCATTACAATTAATGCAACAAATGGATAACATAACTGAGAAGGGAAAAAAAGATGCCTAAATATGGAGGAGTACATTATCCAAATGATGGAGCAGGATCACCTAGATTACAAAAAGGTTCTGTAGAAGTTAAGGATAATAATTCTAAGAATAAATTTGGTATAAATACCCATGTTCCTAATGGTCGAGATACTTTTGGAGATTTTGTAAAAAAATCTGATAGTGCTGGTGCTACTGGAATGGGTAGAAGAGGTAGGGTTTTAAGAGAAGATCCTGAATCTTTCACTAATTATTCTAAATAGTTTTTACTAGGGATTTATATATAGCTTATCGACTGCCCTAGCAGACAAGCCAAGACGATAAGTTTAATTTTTTCTAAGGAGGAAAAACATGGCAAACACAACTTTTAACGGAGCAGTACGTTCCGAAAATGGATTTAAACAAATTAGTATAAATTCATCTACAAATGTTGCTACAGATAATTTTACTGTTGATTCTAGTGGTAATGTATCTGGTACTGGTACAATGAAGATGACTGGTGCAACAAATCTGTTATCAGATTATGAATCAATTACAGATGCTACTAAAACAATAACTTCTGCTGATTCTGGTACTGTTTATGGTTTTAATAGAGCAGCAGGTATTGTAGTAACATTACCAACACCTGCAGCAGGTATTACATATACCTTTCTTGTAGAAACTACTTTTTCAGGTGCAGGTCAAATTAAAACTGCAACTACTGATGGTACAGATGGGTTCTTAGGAACTGCTGTCGTATATGATGCAGGAGTAGCTAGTGATAACCAAAGCTTTAATCCAGCATCATCTAATGATGTTATTGATCTTGGATCTATTGAACAAGGTTGGCTAACAGGTGGTTTTATTAAACTTACAGGAGTTAATACAACAACATGGTTTGTTGAAGCATTCTTGATGGGTGATGCAACTTTAGCAACACCATTTACAGATAGTTAAAATTAATAACTTATATTGGGTGGTATGTATTTACTGCCCAATATTTTTAGAAAGGATTTATTATGTGGACTAAACCAATACTAAAAGAAGTTTCTGTTGGATTAGAAATTAACTGCTACGCTTGTGCAGAAATCTAATTAAATGGATATATGGGATGAAGTAGTAAAAGCTTATAGTGACGAAATTCAGAATTTAAAAAATCAATTAGGTTCAGGAAGTATAGAAGATTATACACACTATAAGCAAATTGTTGGGTCGATTTATGGTATTGAATGGGCTAGACAAAATTTAAATAATATAATAAAAAAACGAACTTATAGTGAAGGGGATGATGAATAATGCAACAAGTAGCATTAGGAAAAGGTATGAAGAATGATATGTGGATTACAGATGATGATAATCAAGATCCTGAAGTTTTACCAGAACTTCCAGGTTATCATATTCTTGTAAGACCAATCAGTATTAAATCTACTACAAAAGGTGGTATTCTTTTACCTGATTCTACAAAAGAAGATATATCATATTTAACAACTGTTGGAAGAGTATTAAGACTTGGTAAGTTAGCTTATAAAGATCAAGATAAATTTCCAGAAGGTCCTTGGTGTCAAGAAACAGATTATATTGCCTATGGTAAACATGTTGGACAAAAGTTATTTTATAAAGGAGTTAGACTTTTATTATTATTTGATGATCAAGTAATTATGAAAGTTGAAGATCCTACAGACTTAGATCCTACATTTAATTTAACAAAAGGTTCATTTTAAACTTGCATTATAGAAAAAAGTATGGTATAATATAAGTAATAACAATAATACGTAATGCGTTTGTGTCGTATACAACGGAGGTAAACATGGCAGAAGAAAAAGAAGAATGGAGTGAAGTAGATACTAAAGCTCCAATTAAAGAAGAAAAAGTAGAATATGAAGTAGAAGGTGAAGAGAATGAAAAAGTTGAAACTCCTTCGCCTGTTAAAGAAACGAAAAAAGAATCAAAAGTTGAAAAAGAAGAAGTAATTAAAGAAGAACAAACTCCTGAAGAATTAGAGGGAATTGAGACAAAGGGTGCTCAGAAAAGAATAAAACAACTTATTCGTCAAAGAAAAGAACGAGATGAGCAGATACAAAAACTAATTCAACAGAACGAAACTTTAAAACATTCAACAACTCAACAACAACAACAGTTTAATAAAGTTAGTAAATTAAATTTAGATGCAACTGAAAAACAATTAAATGATAAAGTTGATTTAGCTAGAGGTTCATATTTAGAAGCATTTGAAAGTCAGGATAAAGAAAAACTTTTAAAGGCTCAAGAAGCTTTAAATGAAGCTCAAGTAGATTTAAAGAATTTACATATAACAAAAGAAAGATTTCCAGACGAACAACCACAACCAGTACAACCACAAGTTGCACCACAACAACAGATGCAACCTGCTCCAGATCCAAGAGCACAAGATTGGGCTGAACAAAATGAATGGTTTGGAAAAGATAATATTATGACAGCATCTGCACTTGCTATTGATGCTGAATTAAAAAATGAAGGATATACACCAGAAGATCCTGATTTTTATAAAGAGATTGATAAAAGAGTTCATGCAGCATTTCCTCATAAATTTGAAACAAAAGAAGAATCTGTTGCTGAAAAAGAAATTCGTAAAGATGGTACGTCAACACCATCTCAAGTTGTAGCAGGGAGTTCACGTTCCTCTCCTAATTCCAAAAAAGTGAAATTATCTCAAGCTGATATAAGACTAGCTGATAAATGGAATATACCACTTGATAAGTATGCAGCCGAAAAGTTGAAAACAGATACAGCCGAAGGTGAATATACAACAATTAATATGAAACGTGGAGGATAAAATGACACGATTAAATACACGTAGTACACAAGACAGAGAAACTAAAACTAGAAAAAATGAAACTAGAGAAGAAACAGATTATACATATGAAGAACCTAATGCAACTGCAATCCCTGAAAAAATAAAACAGAGATTTGAAAGTGAAGGTTTAACACTTGGTTGGTTACGTATTGACATGAAAGGTAAAGATGATTACATGAATGTTGGTAAGAAAATAAATCAAGGTTGGGAATTTGTTACTCCTGAAGAAGTACCTGAAATGAGTGCAACTTCTTTCGTGAAGAAGGATGGTCGCTATGCTGGAGTCATCAGTCGTGGAGATGTGGCGTTAGGTAAAATACCTACGAAAAAGCTAGAGGCTAAAAGAGCTTATTACGCACAAAAGTCATCAGATCAGATTGAAGCCGTTAATCAACAATTAATGAAATCATCTAATTCTCGTATGCCTATTAGTAATAACTCAAAATCAACAGTTGTAAAAGGAAGAAACCCTCAATTTCAGGGATAAACCTTTTACATTTTTTTAATCTTCAAACTAGGAGAAGCTAAAATGGCTACAAGTTATAATCCGTTTGGTTTCCTTCCAGTTCGTAAAAGAGATGGTCAGGCAAACACAGAAGCATTTGGACAGATTGTTCAACCTGTTTCCAATTCTGCAATAGGTATAGTTTCATTACTTCCTCACAACATTTATACAGGTGATATGATTGTTATTAAAACAGCAGGTACAATAAAAACCTCTGCTGGAACATCATTGAAACCTTCAGGTGTCTTTCAAGGATGTACTTATGTAGAAGACGGAGAACCAAAATTCTCTCGTCATTGGACAGGTGCAACATCTGCCTCTGATGTTAAGTTACATGTCATTACTGATCCTGCACAAACATATTACATTCAATCGAATGCAACCTTATCTGATGGGGAAATAGGAATAGTCAAGAATTATACTTGTTCTGTTACTAATACCTCAGTTGGATCAACTACTACTGGACAATCTAGGTATCACTTAGAAGCAGCAGCAGTTGGACAAGCTGTAGAAATAGGTGCTCATGCACGTATTGTTGGACGTAAAATGTATGATGGAGCCTCAATAGGTGGTAATGTAAGTGCCCTTGATCAATATCCAATCGTAGAAGTTTGGCTTAGTGGACACAGAAGTAATTTTGTTAAAGCTCAAGTTTCTACATCTGTCTAAGCTAGAAAGGAATAAACTATGGCTATAAATAGAGCTAGTATTAGTAAAGAACTCCTTCCTGGACTGAATGCAGTTTTTGGACTGGAGTACGGAGACGTAAACAATGAACATGAATCTTTATATGATATAGAGAATTCAGATCGTGCCTTTGAAGAAGAAGTACTCTTCACAGGCTTTGGAACTGCACCTACTAAAAATGAAGGTGCTGCCGTTAGTTATGATGATGCAACAGAATCTTATACTGCACGTTATACTAATGAAACAATCGCATTAGCTTTTGCAATAACAGAAGAAGCAATGGAGGATAACCTCTATGATACTTTTTCTAAGTTACGTGCAAAAGGTCTAGCAAGAGCAATGGCAAATACAAAGCAAGTAAAAGCTGCTGAAGTATTTAACAAAGCTTTTACTGCTGGTAATTATGCAATAGGGGATGGTGTTGCATTTATTTCAACAGCTCACCCAACAGTAGTGAACGGAACACAAAGTAACTACGCAAATGATGGTACAGCAGCAGATCTTGCTCAAAGTACTCTTGAAACATCTTTAACTCAAATTCAAAAGACTAAAGATGACAGAGGTATTTTAGTAGGAGCTAGTGCTCTTTCATTGCATGTTCCTGTTGACTCTTGGAACTTAGCTGATGTTACATTAAACACACCTGGAAAATCTAGTAGTGCTGATAATGACATCAATCCAACTCGTCATATGGGAATGGTTCCTAATGGTTTTTATGTAAACAGACGTTTCACAGATGGTGATGCATGGTTCATAAAAACAGATGTTCCAAATGGTACTAAAATGTTCAATAGAACACCTTTACAAACTAAAATGGAACCAGATTTTGATACTGGAAATCTTCGATTCAAAGCACGTGAAAGATATTCTTTCGGTGTTTCTGATTGGAGAGGCTGGTATGGGAATGCTGGAACTTAAATACTAATAATTCTGGAGAGGTGCGAGTTATTCCATCTCTTCAGTTTTTAAGAAGGAAATAAAATGGCAGGAAATTATAAATCACATTATAAAGCAGCAAGTGGAGTTGTTTATGCTAATCAAGGTAAAAGTCGTGTTATAGCAATCCATGCTCTTTCAACTGTAGCAGGTACATTTGATTTACAAGACTCAAACGGAAGTCAAATTAAATTTCAAGTTCCAGCAAGTGGAGCTGCAGATATTTATATAGGAGAATTAGGTGTACAATTTGATGGTACAATAAGTGCATCAATGCCAGCAGATGGTGCAGGTTTAACTTTGATAGTAGGATAAGAATATGCCAACCTATTCTTATTTAAAAACTGATATTATAAATACATCAGAAAATGATTCAACAGAATTTGCAGATCAAATTACTTATTTTGTTAATAGAGCTGAAGATCGTTTAATAAAAGAATTAGATGATTCAGGTTTAGATTATTATACAACAGTTACATTTACAGCTTCAAATCCAACTGTAAGTTTACCTGATGGTGCATTAGTAGTACGTAATGTAAATTATAAAACAAGTGTATCTTCTAATATTAAAACATTATTACAAAGACCTTATGAATATGCAATAGATTATTGGGGATATGCTAGTACATCTACTGGTACTCCCAGATATTATGCACGAAAAAATAACACATCAATTTATATAGTACCAACTCCTGCATCAACATTAACAGGTGAAATACAATATACAAAAAGACCATTAGCCTTAGCTAGTGCTACAGATACAAGTGCAACAACATCAAATTATTTTAGTGAGTTTTGTTATACTGCTTTATTCAATGCCTGTATGATTGAAGCAAATGTTTATATGAAAAGTTGGAATACTGTTCCATTATGGGAATCACAATATAAGAATTCAATAGATGCATTAAGAAATCAAGCAAGAAGAACAAGACAGGATGATATGGAAATAGCAGCAAGTCCTGCAGGTGGTCCTGATACAATTATACAAGGAGCTAACTAATGACAGTTAGCAGAGTAAATATTAAACAACAATTAAAAAATAAAAAAGGAAAGAACAATGGCAAAAGAAAGTAATATTCCAGGACCATATACCTTATTAAGATACCCTGCTAATTTAGAAGAAGTTACAGGTAAACCAACAGGTCAAGGTTTTGGAGCTGCTCGTAAAGGTCCTCAAGTACATGGTGGACCTATAGAAGCTGTAGTAGATGAAGATTATCCTAAAGGAAATACCTTTGCTACTAATACTAAAGATGTTAAAAATATTGAAGTAAAAAATTAAGAATGCCTTTTGCATCTGAAAAACAAAAAGCTTATTTAGCTATTAATAAACCTGATGTATATAAAAAGTTTAAAAAAGACATGAAATCAGGTGGTAAACTGATTGACAATTCTGGACAGAAATTTGTTCGGAAACTTTACAAAGGAGGAAAGATAACATGATAATAGAAAATATAATGAATAGATTTAAAGAACCTTCATCTTATTCTGCAATCGCAGCAGTATTTGCTATGGGTGGTATAATTATGCCTAATCCAATGTGGCAAACAATCTGCTTAATAGGTTGTGGTGTTGCAGGTATTGCAGGATTTTGGATGAGTGAAAATAAAAAATAGGAGTTAAGTATATGTTAGCTGGATTACCAGTAGAGATGTTGACCATGCTTGGATCTAGTTTACTAGGTGGTGTTATGACTATCTGGGGACAAAGATCAAAAGATAAAGCTAATCAACAAAAGATGCTTCTTGCTAGAGGTAAATTTCAAATGGATGAAGTTACTAAAGCAA